AATAAGATTACAATTAGCATGCTTACTGCTAGTCTTCCGATTAATCTGATTGTGTTCATTGTGTTTAGTTTTAAAGGTAAATAATAGTTAACCCCTCTGCACTCAGTTGTAATACCACAACCATTTGTTTCACTGGCTACTTTTACGTGTTTTAACCCCAAACCTTATAGGCAAATTTACTGGGAGTATATTACAACTGCTCACCCTTGGGAAGTGAGAATGGTGCAGATTAGTTAATTGTAGCTAGGCCTACGTATCATCTCCTAGATTAGTACTCTCACAAGGTTCTAATCCTTGATGTATGTGACACATTTGAAGCAGACATCATTTCTGATGGCCCACATTTACCTATTGGATGAGAGTATATTAAACATAGCCCTAGTCAAAGGGCTGTGTTTATCACGCATGTTACTATGCGTTGGTGTTTACTACCCATTCGAGGATAGTAACAACACCGTCTACTATGATGTATGTCTCCATAGTCTGAGGTTTTAGAGGTGAATACTGAATTAAGCGATAAACTTAATATATCGAGTCGTATTTAAGGACCGCAGAACAACACCAATACCCCCCGAAGGGGGTTGGTAAGCACTCTTAGAACGCCATAAGTACCTGACGACCAGCAGGATACGTGGTTCCGTTGAACTCGAACTCACGTGTCGAGACGAACTGTCCCATGGTCCACTCACGTGGTGTCGCAGTAGTCTCGCCTGCCTCGATGTTTTTGTTTCGAAGGCGTACATAGTAGCCTTGAAACATAAACGTCGTGTCGTCGACGATGGTGATATCGGCAGTGTTAGCATCGAAGGTGCCGATAGTCTCTTCGAGTTGGAATAGAGGCGTACCGTACTGCTTGACGGTAGCCGAGATGAGGTTGATGTTTAGTGCCATGATTACGGTTTTAGAGGCGTTAAACGGACGGGGGTGTTTCCCCCGCCCAAAAGTTAGTAGGGGTTCGAGGTCTAGGTGGTAACCACTATTGCCTCTTCTTAGTTTTTCCCCACAGGGAATAGGGGGGGGGGTATATTTTTTTAAACCACTGGTGTATTTTTTTAGGCCATACCCTGAAAATTTTTTTGGTATATAAGGCTATACCCTTAACTACTGAAAGAAGGTTCCCAAATAATATCAAGCGTGAAATCACAAAAAATCTTCTATATCCTATACTGCTCTTACGTTACAGAGGATTTATACGAGTCCCCTAAAAGGGACTTATAGGGGGTTAAAAGTCCCCTAAAAGGGACATTACGTCATTGTATTATAAAAAAATTATATTAACTTTGTACTATGGGAAACAAAATTACACAGCCTAGACTAAAGAAAAATATAGACTTTGATCTAGAAACTTATGTTAACACCGAGACTGGTGAGTTACTAAGCTCTACACTTGGCAAAGACAAACTTTCCGTAAGCGTCACAGAGAAAGGAGACTATGTCGTAATGAGTTCTGATGATTATGTTGTATTAGACAGTGAAACAGTAAAGTTTTTATCTAATGAGTTATCACGTGCTGAGCTTAGCAACGTGCTTCTTATGGCTACTGATCTCAAGACTCCCTTAAACCTTGTATACAATGGTCCTCAACCTCACAGCAATGAATCACTTCAATCGTTCTTAGGCTACTCATCAAGAGATAAGTTCTTTAAGCTGTTAAAAAAACTTATGGAGCTTGGTGTGCTTTATCAGATCAAAGGTAGGATCTCAGGAGAACTACGCGTTGTATATATGTTAAATCCTTACATAGCCCGTAAACGTAAGACGATAGACAATACTGTCTTTAATGTCTTTCAGCCTTTTATAAAATAATTATAATAATTTATAGAATATATTCTGTTATTCTAAATTATTTATATATTTGCGTCATGATACTAGTTTATCTTGACACAAAAGACAGCATCTTGCTTAAAGCAAACGATACGAGCTTTCATGCTTTATATTACATTATTCAACAGGCAGACCTATACGCTAACATATGGTACGCAGATAACTTTAACAAGAACCTCATCGTTGAGGAGCTTAATGTATCTTTACCTGCCTTAGAAAAAATGATAGCATCGTTACGAGAACGAGGGTTGTTAATTAAAATACAGAGAGGGAAGTATAAGCTTCCTGATTATTTTTTGGACTGCTGATGGAGATTGGAGAATTAAGATCAAATAGTCTAGAAGAACTATTCAAACGGGAGGAAGCCCTGGTGGAAAAATTTAATACTTACTGTAGACAGCACAGTAAGAATTTAGAAGTAGAATATTTTATCTCTACCAGCACTACTGGGGCCGCTCTTTTTACTTTACAATTTAAAATTAATAATAATGGGAACAACGGAGAAACTACAAGTGATTAAAGAGGTACTAGCAAACACTTTTATGCTAGCTACTAATCGCGCACAACAATACGGTTTGCAATTTACTTACAAATCTTACCCCGTAGAAGTAGAGGCTACAGAAGAAACAGAAGGATTTAAAGCTTGGCATGTAGACATTATGGTAAAAGAAGCTGCTTACCCTGAAGTTATTATCCAACAGTTTAGATATCCACGGCCTGCTGGTATTGATGCTAAGAATATGGAGTACCATGTGTTAGTAGAAGTAATTGCAGCATTTACAGAGACCTCTGTATTTACTTGGCTTCAAGTGGGTAAGATGATGAACACGGACGAAGAATTACAAAAACAAATTATCGATGAAGCAACGCAAAGTAATTTCACTACCGACGAACCAAAACAAGATCTATAAGCAGATCCTTGCGTTCATGAACTTCATGCTAAACCTTACGCCACAAGAGCGTGATGTTTTAGCAGAGATTATTAGATTAGATAACGAGTACGCAGCTCTTCCTGAAGAGAAACGTGCTAAGTTTATCTTGTCTACTGATATGCGTAAAGAGATGAGAGAACTTGTTAAGATAGAAGAGAAGCAGTTTAATGTTATCATCTCTAGACTTAAAAAGAAACTTTTGTTTAATAAGCCTTTGATAGATGATAATAATCTTTTACATCAAGAGCTTAGGTACAAACCTGATCAAGACGGCTTTCGTATTGAAGTAAACCTTGTGATGACAGAAACCCCTTCTATACCTACTACTGCTCCTGAAAAGTCTTTTAACGAAACACTTGGAGAAGCTATGATAGAACAAGCAGAGCAAGATACTAAAGTACTGGAAAATATGGTATGGGGTGGAGAAGTAACTCCACCTACTGAATATCAGCATGATGCATCTAAAGCTCCTGTGATTGAAGAAGAACAATTTGATTTTAGCTTAACTCCGCCTGATGAAGAACTCTAGACAACGTGATTTGCTAATAGCTACAGCACAACGCCATGGTCTAACTCTTACTCAAGCAGAAGAAATTTGGGCTAGTTTTGGCTTTACTATTGCTAAACATATTAGTTCTAACCATCGTGGAGAAGATAACAAGTTTGTCTTAGATAAATTTCCTGTAATTCACATAGAGCATTTTGGTAAATTTATACCTAACAAAAAAAGAATCAATTACGCTAATTATTGCATAGATAAAAATAAAACTGATGATACTCAAGATAACCCTACCGACAGTTCCGTTTCCTGAAGACATAGAGATAACGGATAATAGTTTAAAAATAGAAGAACTAATTAATGATAGTTTAGAGCCTACGTTTACTACGTTTTTTACTATCAACGCTATTTCTCCTTTTAAAACTCCTTATGGAGATTATACTATAGTATTTAGTGGAGGTACAGAATTCTTATGTACATATAGTCACGGAGAACTTTACGATAAACTGTCTACTATTTACACTCAAACACACGGAGTAAAATAATGAAAGCTCTCCACGACTTTAGTTTTTGGGATACCTATCCTGAGTTAGTAATGCTAGATAGTTTTAACGAGTTGCATTATCGAGATAAAAGCAAAAACAAATTAGAAAGCTCACGTAAAATGTGGGCTATTTATTATGCTTACAATCCAGAGTCTAAGTTTTTTAATATTCCTAACAAGCTATACGTCTTAGCTAAAGACTTTCTTAAAGACCCAGAATTTAATTGGGATACTTTACGCCAACAAGTATTTACTTATAAAGAGTTAGTACTAACTCCAGCAGAACGCGGTCTTGTTAATTGGACAGAAATTATGAATGTTCGGGATGAATCTTTGAAGAACATGTATAAAGATGCTATCTTAGAAAGAAATCTCAAAGAATTAGTAGAGCTAGATAAGATGTTAGCTAACACAGCTAAGCTGTTTCAGGATTATAAAAAGATTAAACAAGAATACGACGAAGACAAGACTACACGTAAGGGCAAAAATATTGCATCATTAACAGATTCAGGAGAAATTTAACATGATAAACAATTCTAACTTTAGGCTCAAGGAGATTCCTAACTTCCATCCAGAGTTAGAATACTATGATCGTGTTTCTTTTTGGAGAGATGAGAAACGCAAGTGTATAGAAGGTTATTGGGTCGGTGGTAAGTGGATGCCTGGACCTCTTTATTATTACATAAACTTTCATAACATTCAGTTTGAAGACGACACTTCAGTTTCCCAGGCCTTTGGTCTACCGTTTCTACGCGACATCGATTGGGAGTTGTTTTTGATATATGAAGAATGTCGTGGATTCTCTGGTTTTAGTGAAGATACTGCTTTCACATGCGACAGAAAGTATGGCCCAGAGAAAGAGATGGCCATTAAACTACAGCGTATCACAGAAGCTGAGGCTAATTCTAAAACTTACATTCCTGCTAGAGAATATCTACGCAGAATCCACCCAAAAAACCTAGGCAAACCCTTATATCGTAACTCTGCACAGCATTTAATCAGTATTCAGGCTCGTGGTTCAGGTAAATCCTACTCCTCATCAGGTATTGCCGCCCATAACTTTCTTTTTGATGGTGCTACTGACTATGATGACTATCTAGAACGTAAGAAAGCTAAGCAATTTCTAGCATCTGATACTATCATTGGGGCGATTGATACTAAGTATACCGTGCCGCTAATGAAGAAGATTCAAACTGCCTTAACACTTTTGCCAGGTAGCTTTGAAATGGGAGACGATAAATACCCTTCACCACTAGCTACTACTTATACGGGTTCTCTAATGCCTAACCGAGAAGGTACAACAGGTACAGGGTCGGTATTACGCCACCGATCTTTTAAAGATAACCCACTTGCAGCTAACGGTACTCGTCCTAACCTGTGTATTCTCGATGAGGTAGGTTTCATGTACAACCTTAAAGAATCTTGGGGTGCTATTGAAGCAACACAAGCATCAAAGGCCAAGAAAAGCTTAGTTATCTGGGCTTTAGGAACAGGCGGTCTTGTATCTGGTAGAGCAGCACTCTATGCAGAGTCCGTATTTCGTAATCCTCAAGATTATAACTGCTTAATCTTTGAGGATATCTTTGAAAACCGTGGCAACATAGGTTATTTTGTACCATACAGACTCACTCTTAATGAGTTTAAAAAAACAGAGGACTACATCACAGATTTAGATCTAGCTAAACTATACATTGAAGACAAACGTACTACGGCTAAAAAATCACCAGACCCTACTGTATATCAAACAGAAATCATCAACGGTCCTGAAGTACCATCCGAGGCTTTCTTGGTACTCGAAGGCGCTTTCTTTCCTACCTTACTACTCAAAGAACAACTTGCTGAAGTAGAGGGCGGTAAATATAAAAAATACCAAGAGGCTAGCTTTAAAGGACACATCAGTTTTAATACTAAAAACGAACCAGAGTTTTACACAGAGCAAGATGCTACTCCTATTAGAAAATATCCACTCAGTAAAAATGATGACAAGCGGGGCTGTATAGAAATCTGGGTTAAGCCACAAAGAAATCCTGATGGGATTATACCTCGTGGTACCTACATAGCAGGAATCGACGTTGTTGATAAAGATAAGTCAACCACAGACTCTCTCCCTTGTATACTAATAATGAATAGACTTACTAGACAAATAGTAGCAGAGTATACAGGCCGTACAGGTGAGGCTAAGGACTTCTACGAAACATGTCGTAAGTTATTATTATACTACAACGCTGTGGGTATGTATGAGAAAAACCTCATCGGGCTTTATAATTATTTTGACCAGATGAAATGTACGTATCTTTTAGCAGAAACTCCTTATCAGTTACGATCTACAGATACTTATAAAGCAGGTACTAACACATCTAAAGGTATTAACGCATCTGGTGCTATTAACTCAGAAGGACGTAATATGATTAAGTCTTGGCTACAAGAAAGAATATCTACTGTGTCTGAGACCCGCGTATATGAGACAATTTATTCTTCTGGTATTATTACAGAGTTAATTATGTGGAACCCTGATGGAAACTTTGATAGAGTTTCTGCGTTAATTATGTTAATGTGGTTAGATTCTACTATGTATAAAGAAGTAACTCAACGCGTAGAAGAAGTAAAAACTTTCTTAGATGATCCCTACTTTGAAAAAATGGGTGTAATAAAAAAGAAAATACCTACTACATTTGATTCAAATTTTTATTCATAGATTTGTATCTTAGTTAAAAAATTATTATGAGCGCACCTGTAAAGATTCAAGGATATATCAGTTTCCCTCGTCAGAAACTGTCTGACAAAGAAAAGACCGATTACTGGTATAAGAAAAACATGGACTTTGCAGAGCACTTGCTCACCTCTGATGTTAATCTACGTTCTAACTTTAAGAACAAAAAGACTAATTATAATCTTAGAGCTAATATAATCAATACTAAAGATTTTGAAAAGTTTATTAACCCTGATAATCTAGATCTAGAATCTTTACCTGCTAGCTTTCAACATATCGGCATTGAGAATACTAAGATTAATTTACTACTTGGCGAATACTCTCAACGACGTAAAGAGTTTAAAGCTTATATCTCTTCTAATGATTCTGAAGCTATCGGCCGTAAAGAAATGGGTCTTATGGATGAACTCAAAAAGATCACTAGCGAAATGATCATGAGTACATCGCTTACAGAAGAGGAGATTCAAAAAAGACTAAAACAATTTGAGCACTATCGCAAGTATGAGTATCAGGATATTGCAGAAACAGTAGCTAACAAGATTCTCAAGAAAGAATACAAAGAAGGTGACTTTGATTTTACTTTCCTTAAAACTTTTGAAGACTTATTAGTTGGAGGCGAAGAAATTATGTATTGTGGAGTACTAGGCGGTAATCCTGTTATGCGTCGAGTAAACCCAATGAACCTTTATACTATGGGAGGCAACTCAATGTATATTGAGGATGCTGACATTATTGTAGAGTATGGCTACAAATCTATTGGCCAAGTAATTGATGACTATTGGGATACACTAGAACCTGCTGATATTGATTTCTTAGAAAATGGTAAAGTAGATGCGTCACTTGGAACAGGTGGCGGTATTGGTCTCAATCGTGATATCTCGGTGTATGATTACTACGGAGAACAAGGAGCAATGAATATATTCCATCCTAATGAGATGGGAACACGAACATTTGCAGGTGCTTTTGATACATATGGTAATGTCCGTGTATTAAAAGTATGCTGGAGATCACGTCGTAAAATTGGAGAATTAACATATTTTGATGAAGACGGACAAGAACAAAAAGACTATGTTCCCGAAGACTATCGACCTAAAAAAGAATTAGGAGAGACTGTTAAGTGGATCTGGGTCAATGAGTGGATGGAAGGTACAAAAATTGCCGACCATATTTATACACTTATGCGTCCTGTACCTTATGCATCAAAATCATTAGTAAACAAATCTAAAGGCACCCCTCCGTATGTAGGGTCTGTTAACTCTACCAATGATTACAAAGTCCAATCTCTCATGGACGTGATGAAGCCTCTTGCTTATTCTTATGACATCGCCTACTACAAGCGCGAACTAGAGATCGCTACATACAAGGGGTCCTTTACTGCTATTAACTCTTCTCTTATTCCTTCAGGTTGGGATCCTAAAGAGTGGATGCGCTATGTGACTATTAATAAATTTGCATGGTTGGATCCTACTAACGAAATTCTCAAAGGCCCATCACAGGGTAAATCTGCTGGCGCATTTAACCAGTTAACTGCTCAACAAATTCAGATGGGCGACCCTAACGCCATCGGCATGTACACTAACCTACTGCTTGACATTGAAAACACACTTGGAAAATTAGCAGGTGTATCAGGTGCGCGTGAAGGACAGGTACAAGAGCGTGCGGCAGTATCTAACGTTAACCAAGAAGTTACACAGATATCACATATTACTGAAAAGTGGTTTGCTATTGATGCTAACTTCCGTAAAAGAGTACTTACTAAGTTTTTAGAGTGCTGTAAGTTTGCTTACAAATCTAATCCTAAAAAGGGACAATTCCTACTTGACGATATGGGTCAAGAGTTTGTTACACAATTTGATGAATTTGTTTCTACAGATTATGATCTACACGTATCTAACTCTACCAACGATACTAAACTTTACGAAGATTTGCGCGCACTTTCTCAAGCTGCTATTCAAAACGGTCAAGCTACTATCTCCGATCTTATTGCTATTTCTCAATCTGAATCTGTACAAGACATTGCTCGCCGTCTTCAAGATTCTGCTGAACGTATTAAGGAGGAAACTAACAAAATGGAAGAAGCCAAACTTAAACAAGCACAAGAAGCAGCACAAATGGACAACCAAGCTAAGCAAGCACTTCTTGACTTTGAAGTTAAACGTCATAATGATGTTGTTAACATTGAACGCGAAAAAATGGCAACTAACTTAGAGATTGCTAAGATTAAAGAAATAGGTGCTGATGTTCGTGATGCTAGAGCTAATGGTTTAGAGCAAGATCGCGTAGATACTGATAAAAACGGTATTGATGATTATATAGACATACGCCGTACAGATATCGATGAAAATTACAAGATTAATCAGATTCGTTTAAAAGAAGAAGAACTTGCAGAAAAGACTCGTGCTAATCTTGTAGCAGAAGAACTTAAAGCAAAAGAACTCAACATTAAAAAGACTCAAAGCACACAGAGTAAATAAAAAGCTATAGGGCCATAGAAGCTCTCATAAAGATTCTAGGCCCTATTTATAAAAATAATTTTAATATTGTAACCAATTAACGACAGCAAAATGGAGAATAATGAATTATTTGAAGGGCTACAGATAATGTCGCCTGAAGAATTAAACAAGGCTGTAGACAGTCAAACAAAAGGAGAAGAAGATACTAATGCAGGTCAAGCAACGGAAAATAATGAACCTGCAACATTATTTACACCAGTAACAACTGAAACAGGAGAAGGTGCTGGCGAAAATAAAGTAGTACCAGATAAACCTGACACTACTGAAACTATTACTAAAAACGAAGCAGTTTACAAAGCTCTGATGAAAGAGTTAGTTACTGCAGGAGTTTTAACAGTAGAAGAGGTAGAAAAGTTAGATGAGTTACCAGGTACTCTAGATACAATTAAGGAATTAGTTTCTAAAACAGTTGAAACTGGAGTTAAACAAACTCAAGAAAACTGGAAAAGAAATTTAGACCCTACTAAAAAGCGTTTTTTAGAAATAGAAGATGCTTTTGATGCTACGGACCAAGCAATATTAATGGCCCAACGATTAGAGTTCTTTGATACAGTAGATGCAGAAGCAGTAAAATCAGATGTAAATCTTCAAAAACAGATTTACTATGAGCTTCTAAAATCTAAAAACTTTAGTGATCAAGATGCGGTAGAAGCTATTAATGATGCTGAGCAAATGAACAAGTTACAAGAAAAGTCTTTAAAAGCAATTCCTGAACTTCGTCAACAAGCTAATCAAGTAGTAGAAAGTGCGCGTCTTGAAAAAGAAACTAAAACAAAAGCTGAGCAAGAAGCGCAGACTAAAATGTTTGATAGTCTTGTACAAAACATTGAATCTCGTGATGCTTTTATTGATGGTTTAAATCTTAATAAGGTTGCCAAAGATAAACTTAAAGCCAATATTATGAATCCTGTACATAAGGATCCAGAAACAGGTGTAGAGTACAACAGCTTGATGTATAAACAAAAACGCAACCCTGTTGAGTTTGAAATGTTGATTAATTACTATGATACAATAGGTTTATTCAACTTAGATAAAGAAGGTAAGTTTAAACCTGATATCTCTAAACTTAAAACAGTTGCAAAAACAGCAGCAATCAACGAACTTGATAAAGTTATTGCAGCTGAAGAACAACGTGGTGTAGGACGTAACACTTCTGTAGAAACTTCACAGAAAACACAGGGTCTACTTTCTATGCTTGAGAATGCTTTTAATAAGAAATAACACAATTCGTCTAATAAATAAAAACAAAAAACAATGGCTCAATTACTTCCACTACAACGGTATGAGGCTAAAGATTACAACGGGTTAGTGACTGATAATCACTTCTACTCTTTGTATCAGCAAAAACCGCAGTTGATTAGTAATGTAATCAAAGAGATTTACAAAACTAATCTTCAAGGTAAATTACGTGAATTCGTTGATCGTTTCCCTGTTAAAGAGGTTGAACAAGAAAACGGATTCTACAACTGGATGTTGCAAGGTCAACACGACAAAAACTTGCCTCTAGTTGATGCAGAAACAATTAACGGTTTGTCTATCTCTGCTGGTACATTCCCAGCTAACGTAGGTTCAAACGGTGAGCGTTTCTACTTAATCTTTGACGAACCACTTTTCGAAGAAACTAACGTTCTTCGTGGTGAAGTAGACGATTACCATCTTTTGGTAAAACGTGCTATGGATGCTGGTTCTCGTTACAAGTTTGAAGTTGAATTAGTAACTGACAACGCTAACAAAACTATTCCTTCTGAGGAATTGGCTATTGGTACACGTTGGTCTAAGTTCTACTCTCTTTCTCCTTCAACACTTTCTTACCAAGGTGCTAAGCCTTATTTCACTTCTCCTTGGAGAATGGAAAACCGTCCTTCTACACTTCGTATGGAGTATGAAGTAGCAGGTAACACAATCAACAAAGGTAAAAACGAACCACTTGAGTTTGGTTTTAACTACAAAGGACAAACTGAGTCTATTTGGATTAACTACCAAGATTTGGTAGCTCACCACCAAGCAGAAGAAATGTTTGCTCGTATGTTGATGTACGGTAAGAAAAACTGGACTTCTGATCACAAGTACTTAAACAAAGACGATAAGACTAAATATGCTATCGAATCTGGTGCAGGTTTCTTTGATCAAATCGCTCCTTCAAACGTACACTACTATAACACTTATGACCTTGATTGGCATTTAGAGTTGTTGTTGGATATGGGTGTTGGTAAACTTGAGCGTGGCAAACGTACTATCCACTTGTTAACAGGTGAATTTGGTGCAATTGAAATCTCTAAGCAAATCAATGCTAAATCTGGTAGCGGTAAATTTACAGTTATCTCTGACAAATTCCTTACATCTAACACTAACCCAGGTAACCTTGGTGGTAAAAACACTAAAGGTCTCATGGAGCCACAGTGGAACGTGTACGAGTGGTACAACGGAGTTACTATCATGGTTGAAATCGTTGATTTCTTCGATGATGACGTATACTTCCCACAACGTCACCCAGATGGAAAAGGTATTGTTGAGTCTCACCGTATCTTAGCTCTTGACTATGGTGATAACGCTGGTATCTACCGCGTTAAACCAAAAGGAGTTCCAGATTACAACTGGGCATACATCCCTGGTATGCGTGATCCGTTCTCACCTGCAGGTAAAGGTTCGCCAAAAATGGTAGCTTCCCGTGTAGATGGTTACGAAGTACACATCCAAAAATGGGGTGGCTTGATGATCGAAGATCCAACTAAAGTAATTGATTTACGTTTAGTTGTTGAAAGATAATAACTACCTACTATAGAAAGGGGGTCTCCTTGGGAGTTGAACGCCTCAAGGACCCCCCTTTTTTTAAAGAGAATTAAATAATAAGACAGCAAAAATGGAGACAGCAACAAAAGACAAAGTAGTATACGGCTCATTCTTACAGAATCGTATTGTATCAATTAAGCCAGTAGAATCATCGGGCAAATGGAGTAACCTACTAGTACAAGGACAAGAGCGTCTAAAAGACCCGTTCATGTACAACAAAACAAAACGAAGCTACCAAGTGCCTCTTAACAGCGAGACACGCGGAGGTGGAGTAAAAGTAGTTCTTGATGATATCACACGTGTGAAGATTCAGAAATACATGGAGTCTCATCCAAACGGGATGACTCAAAAAGAGTTCTTTGAAAAAGAATTAGGTGTAGATTTAAATCCTACACTTCCAGTAGAGAAAAACTTCTGGAGAAGTGATCGTAGAGGACGTGTTATTCTTACAAAAGAAGGAACAACATTAAATCTTAATCTACCATTAGATATGTTAAAATATCTAATCTTAATCTCTAACAAAATGTTAGTTTCTCCTTCTTATGAAGAAAGAGTAAACAAAGCAACGTATGAGTTTATGATTGTAGACGAAAATAAAATCACTTCTAAGAAACTTGAAGAAGCAGATCTTAAAGCTCAAGCGTATGTTAAATACGCAGAGGTTACAAACAGTAAGGCTGCAACTATTGGATTTATCAAATCTCTTGGCCGAACAATTCCTGCTACTGCTACTGAAGAGTGGCTCAAGTCAGAAGTTGCAAATATTGTGGAATCTAATCCTAAATATTTCCTAGAGATTGTGACACATCCACAATATAATGAGCGTATCTTTGTACAAGAAGCTGTTGAAGCTGGTGCAATTATCCGCAAAGGTGAGAAGCGATATACTCTAGATAATGGTGCTGAGTTAGGTGACTTAACTGATGTTATTAACTACCTACTTAATCCAGATAACCAAGAGGTAAAACTTCGAGTTAAAGCAAAAATTGAATTATCAAAACGTAAATAACAATGACGGCAAATGACATGGCCAATGAATTAGAATTAAAGCTTGATCGCTCAGACAGCTTTGGTTCTCCTGGTTACGAAGATTTTGAATTATCTTCTGTACTAACTGAGGCCGTTAATTTTTATGTCAAGAAATTTTACGATGAGGTAAATAATCGCAAAGCAAAAGGCTTTGAAGAAATTGAAATAAGAAATCAGGGATTAGCAGCGTTAGTTAAAGACGCTGCTTCACTCCCAGTTTCGGCTTCCCAAGTAGGAGTTATATCAAACAACCTACTTCAAGGAAAGTTCTTTGATTTACCGACCGACCATATGTACACTATTTTTGAAGAGTGTACAATTAATAAAACGGAGTGTGGAACTACAGATCCTATTTACGCATATGTAATTACAGTAGCACACAATGAGATCCAACGTTTTAATTGGAGTAAATACAAAAAACCGTTTTATAAATCTTATGGTGATGGTAGAGTATGGCGTCTAGAATATAGCAGACAAACATCGGGCATCGATCCGCTACAACCTGCAACTGCTAAACGTCATGAGCTACTAACGGATGGAACTTTTGATATCGTTGATTATCATATGCGATATCTCAAAAATCCATCAGACATTGTTGTCGATCGTAGTACGCCCGCAAATCAACAAAACTGTGAATTAGATGAATCTACTCACAGAGTTATTATTGATATTGCAACCGATCTAATGATGCAAAGAGTACAAGAACAGAAAATACAAACGGTAGAACCGTTTAAAGAGTTAGAATAAAAAATAATTATTAATTAAAACTTAAACAAAATGTTTAGAAAAGCAAACAACGTATTTAGTGTCGTTCTTTCTGACGCTAGTGCATTAACTTCAGCTTTGAATACTGCAGTTCCTGTAGGAACAGTAGTAACAAACTTGAACCTCCCTATCGGAGCAGTAGCAGTATGTGACATGGGTATGCGTCGTCTCGACAATACTTCTTATACAGCATTGGCTGCAACTGACAAATTTTTCATCGTACAAGGTAAAGGTGCTACTCAACCTTTGATGAAATCTCCAGCTATGACCAAAGCTAATGTTACTATTTCTGCAAGCAAATTTAAAGCTGCAGTACAACAAGTAACTACAGTTGGTTATAATGGTACTACTGGTGCTCTTCCTGTAGCTAACAACACTGATTTCTGGATCAAAGTTCGTAAGCGCGATAACGATGCTGCTAACCGTTCACAACCGATGAGTTTGTTTGCTGGTCCAGTAAAAACTGATGCTACTGGTACTCAAGCAGAATTGGCTGTTGCTCTTGTTGCTTCTGGCTACCGTAACTTCACTAACCAAGAGCCTGCAAATGGTTACTTGAAATTTGAAGCTATCTCTAGTGCTGCTAGTGCTGCAATTACAGGTGCTCCTACATCTTTCGGTGTTACTTACAAATCACGTGTAATGACTATCACTGGTACTGCAACATCTAACGTTGCTGTAGGCGATTTCCTTCGTATTGGTGGTGCAGCCGTAACTAACCCTGTATATCGTGTAACTGCCGTAACTGCAACTACTATTACTTTAGCTACTCCTTATGTAGGCGATAGCGCAACTATTCTTGTTGCTAACGTACAAGTTATTGCTGCTGCAACTGCTTCAACTGCAAACTTCGGTATTCGTCTTACTGGTGTTGTTGCTCCGTTTGATGTTAATGCATTCCGTGATTACTATGCTAACCGTTGGACTACATCTTTCTCTGATTCTTCAACTTTGATTACTGTAACTGGTGCTCAAAACGGAAACGGTGTATGGCAACAAGTAGCTATGGATGAGTACTTGAACTATGGTTTCGAAGGAGAAAACAACCAATTGGCTGTTCCTTCTGTACCACGTGATCAAGTTGTTAAAATCCCTGGCGTAGCTGGTAACACTGAGCAATCTTCTCGTTACTCAACTTTGACTTTCAATTGGACAGAAGAAATCCTCGGTCTTGCATCTGTTAACAAGCCTCAAGGTAGCGTACTTCTACACTGTAACTTGACTAATGTTGCAACAGGTGTTATTACTGCAACAACTGCAGAAGCAGTTGTAGATACTTTATTCTCTGGAGCAGCTGCTACAGCGATTAAGGCTATCCTTAACATGTAATTCTCCGCCCACAGTAGTCCCACCACATAGCTGTCTTGTGGTGGGCTACTATTTTTTAGTAATTACAATTTCTTGTTAAAAGAAATTGATTAACTTTGATTAAAACATTAATATGGCACTTATCCCTAAAATATCAGCTTCTATTTCAGGTAAATGTAATCTTATTACGCTTACAGAAGAAACTAAGCCATATAATGCTACAAATAATCCTGGAGGTTGGGGAGCTCCTAACATTGACGCAGGAGACATTAGTTTAGCTTACGTATCTTTTTATCCTCTTAGTGCTCCGTATAGTATAGTCAATGCATCAGGAACTGGTACTATCTCAGGTACTACATTTACTGATACATCACATCTTTCAGGGACTTTTCAAGTCGGACAAACCTTAATAGGTTTAGGTATTGCACCAGGAACTGTTATTACTGCTTTACTTACGGGTACAGGATCTAATAATGGTGGTACTTACCAAGTAAATATATCACAAACAGTATCTAGTACTCCTATTACAGGAATCAGCATTGCAGCTAGTTATTATTTACGCAATAATACTATAAATGTTTATGCTAGTGCTCCAGGTTATACTACACCTTATATCTTTGATGCATTAGTAGAGCAAACATGGTCAAATCCTGATGGTATTTACCAGATGGTCTACACAGTGCACGAAGACGATATCAGCATTATTAGAACTAGTAAAAGTTATGAATTATTCATTTGTAATCTATGTAACTGTAAAGACGCACTTGTTACAAGATTAGTAAAAGCATGTGATAAATTAGAAGTAGAAAAACTAAAAACTCAAGTAGATCAGATGGAAGTATTTATTTACGGAATTCAATCTGCTTTTTCATGTCAAGATTATACAACAGCTACTACATTGTTAGAAGCTGCTACAAAATATTGTTCATTAGTTTCTGACTGTGGCTGCGGCTGCGGTGGAAACTGTTAATTTAAAAGACTATGTGCGGTTGCAAAAATTGTAAAGATATTACTATGCCAACAGGCCAAGATGGGGTAGGTATTGCTAATATTACTTCTAATTCATTTGGTACAGTTACTTTTACCTATACTAATGGAGAAACTGTAACATTACCATGCTCTTGTGCACAGTCTCAAGTAAAATACCAAACAGAACGTTTAGGTATTAATACATCTGGCACTTCTCCTACATACACATTATTAACAAATATGACTTACACAGTACCTTCAGGAGGTGCTGGTACATATGAATTAGAGTTTGCTGCAGATACAGAGTTTACTTTTACAGGTATAGCTTCTAATCAAGTTACTATTCAAGTATTTAAAAATGGTGTAGAGATTAACCCTAATGTGCAAAAACGTATTAAAATAAGTAATGCTAATGCAGAAGGAGGATCATTTATTATTCCAGCATTAGTTAAAATATCAAATGTTACTTTAGCTGTAGGCGATATTATTGATGTACGTTCTACTAGTACAGCACCAACAACAGCATATTTAAATTTTGGAGTACTTACTATTAATCGCTTATCATAATGTGTGACTGCCTTCAAATTACTGGTACACCGTCTATTACAGGAGTTGAAGAAACTGTACAGGCTTTTGGTGTCATAGTAGAGGGTTTTAACGAATATTATTTTACCTTAGGAGGTCAAGAATTTTACATTATTTGGGATGGAGAACTTTGGACGCTTTGGGTAGTAGCTCATGAAGGAGATATTAGCATTGGCAGTAGTACGTCAATAGATTGCCCTACAAGTGAGTGGACTTTTAATGCAGAACTAAGTCCTTATTATTTAGGAAACAATCCTCAGATAACAGAGTGTAATCCTACACTAGAGGAGATTAATTGCTATAATGCTTTAGTATGGCAAAAACAATGTGAGTTTGCTCAAGAAACTTTAAAGTATTTAAAAGCATTAGAGTTTGGCTTTGCATGTTGCAATGCTTTAGAAGATTTAAAAAATAAAAAAAGAGTGCTCGGTATATTAAATTGTTACGATCTCCGTGATTTAAATAACACAGAGCCAGAGTATAATACTCTTACTTACGATACAATTAACGACTTATTAAACTATTAATATCATGTTACTTTACGAAACTAAAACTCCAGGAGAAGCTAACAGAGAAGAAATCTTCTTTGATAGAAATACTAATAAAATGTCGTATAAAGACAAAAACGGAATTATTGTGCCGTTTGCTCCTACTAGTGAATTCCAACTAAAAGGAGAAAACTTTACTACTATTTTAGCAAATGGAACAGATCGTTTTCAAAATGGAAATAATGTTATAGCTGCTTATAATAAAGCTTTAACTACTACTCCATACGGAAATATTATAGATGCAAATAATCAATTTTATATTTTACTAGCCCCTGGTTATTATAGTTTTAATACTGATTTTTTAGTAACTACTAATTATATTAATATAGTTTCTTTAACAGGATTACGTGATGTGTTTATTATTGGTTCAAATACAATAAGTGTTACTGCTAGTAAAGTATATATCCAAGGAATTGACACTGGAATTTTACCATTTAAAACTTCTAGTGGAGGAGGGTCTCAAATTATTGAAAATTGTAAAGGAGGAGATTATAGCTTTGGTTATACAGGAGGAGCCTATGGAACATATATCAATTGTGTAGGAGGATTTGCTTCTTTTGGTGGTAATACTGTAGCTGCTGGAACATTTAAAAATTGTGAAGCTCAAGCATTATCATTTGGCGGTGGCTACAATAGCACATCAGCAACAGGTGTTTTTAAAAATTGTGTAGCAGGCTCAGAATCATTTGGAGGCTTTAATGGAACTGCAAGCGGAACATTTGATGCATGTTCAGGAGGTAATAATAGTTTTGGTAGTGGCATTTCTGGAAACGCATCAGGAATTTTTACTTTTTGTAGTATACAGGGTGGTAGCTTTCCTACACCGTCAGGATCTGGTAAATTTATATATTGTTACGATAGTGCAAATCCTTATAATGCAGGATTTATTCCTCAAAATAAATTATAATGAAATTAGCTGATAAATCAATATTTATCGCTACTCCAATGTATGGAGGTAATTGTACAGCAGGTTATACAGAGTCTCTTGTTAATACGGTAATGCAATTAGTATCTAAAGGATATTATGTTCAATATTGCAGTTTAATTAATGAAAGTTTAATAACTAGAGCTAGAAATACACTTACAGAAATATTTCTTCAAAGTTCTTGTAAGCATTTACTTTTTATTGATGCGGATCAGACATTCAGAGCTGAAGATATTGAAAGAATGTATAATGAAGATAAAGATATTTTAGGTGCTGTTGTTCCAATGAAAAGTATTAATTGGACAAATGTTAGAGAAGCTGTATTAGATGCTAAACCAGATTTATATTTATATACTGGAGAATTTAATATTAATCCTATTGATCCATCTGAAAAAGTAGATTTTACAAAAGTATTTGAAGTAAAATATGTTGGAACAGGAATGATGTTAATCAATAGAAATGTATTTGATAAGTTATCTTCAGTTGTAAAAAAATACAAGCACAATACCTCAGAAGTTTATAATGTAAAAAGGGGTCAATACATCTATGATTATTGGAATCTTACTATTGATGAACGAGAAGAGCTGCTTTCTGAAGATTATCAATTTTGTAAATTATGGAGAGATACAGGTGGCAAAGTTTATGCAGTAGCTTATCCTGAAATAATTCACTTTGGAACATATGGTTTTAATGGTAAACTTTTAAATAAATAAAGATGAAAATATTACATAGCACTACTGAAAATACTTGGTACAGTATAGAAAAAGTAGAACTTACTCCAGAACAACTTGAATTACTTAACTCTGGTACATTAGAAGAACGTGAAGAAATTTCTGCTATTATTAAAGTAGGAATAACTAAAACTCCAACTAAAAAAGATTCTGATTTAGCCAAATCATTATATAATGCTAATAAGCCTACAGGCACATTTACACTAATTATGGCATCTATTAATATAGAAGATTCTACTGGATTTATTAATTATAGGGCAGAAGAAGAACATAAACAACTTTCTTTTTAATATTAGTTGTTACTTAAAATTTTTTAATTTAGCATTAAATTTATTATCATGTCACAAAGAGAAGTTGCCATTGTAGGGCATAACAATACAAAAGTCAAAATCACAGGACAACAAGAAATACTTACAAAATCAAGTATGATAGGTTCTTCTACTGTAGTATTAAATGATGTTAATACTATTACAGGAGAATTTGAATCGATTGTAGTTTTAGAAGACACAGTATTTAACAGTATAAAAGTAAATAATCAAGAAGTTTTAACAAATCTTGTAACAACTCCAGCATTACCTGTACGCGCAGGTGCTATTCTTTCTTGGGGTCAAGGGCAATATTTTAATTCTTTAAAATTATCTAGTGGTTCTGTACTATTAGTAAGAAGATAATATATGAGCTATCTTTTAGCATATAATCCCTACAATACTAACCTTTTTATGAGGAGTAGAAATTTGAGTGTATACTTAACACTAAAACTCGAAACTCGTACTAAAATAGATGGAGGAGTATTTGAAGCAGAATCTTGTTTAGAAACTGCATTAACAAAGTTAAATAGCATTTCATGAGCCTATTAGAGACCGCTTCTTTAATTGTAACGCCTAACGGATACAAAGAGGGCAAACTATATTCCGTTATTCCGTCCGATGGTTCGGGCGATATGTCCGTTACTCGTGCGACTACTGCCACGAGAGTAAACTCACAAGGCTTGGTTGAGCTTGTGCCTTATAATTTGGTTACTTATAGCAATGATTTTAGTTCAAGTTGGGCTTTATTTCAATCTACAACAACATCAGGTCAAGCAGACCCATTTGGTGGTAATAATGCTATTAAATTAAAATATAATACAAGTAGTGCCTATCACAGCATTACTCAAGGATTGTCGGGAATAACTGGTAATAATGCACATTCAGTTTATGCAAAAGCTGGCGAACTTCAATTTATTCAAATTGCATCTGCCCAAAGCATTTATGAATATGCTAATTTTAATTTAGGAACGGGTGTAATCGGAACTTATGGAAGCCTTGCAAGTAATGTACAAATTGAAAATGTAGGCAATGGATGGTATAGATGCAGCGTTGTATTTACTAACGGCTCAAATGGTATTTATTGCGCTATTGCCAATAGTGCATCAATGGAGTGGTTCGGTATTAGCGCATATTCGGGGGCAAATACAACTGATGGACTTTTCCTTTATGGTGCACAAGTAAACGCAGGTTCATTATTACCTTATCAACCTACCATAACACGATTGAACATCCCACGCTTAGACTACTCAAATGGTAGTTGCCCAAGTTTGTTGGTAGAGCCGCAGAGGACTAATGTGGTTACTTGGTCAGAGGCTTTTAATAATTCGGCTTGGGTTAAATCTAACATTTCCGTAACTGCAAATGCCGCAATCAGTCCCGACGGAACACAAAATGCAGACCTGTTAAACATAACTTCAGCTTCTAACTACATAGACCAAAATGGCACTATTGTAAGCGGAAATACTTATACGGTTTCTTGCTATGTAAAAAGTGCTGTGGGGTCAAATCAATCCTTTAGAATTTACGGAAACTCGAATAAAGCATCAAGCGTTTTTACCGCCACGCAAGAATGGCAAAGGTTTACTCATACATTTACAGCAGATTCGACCTCAATGAGTACGGGGCTTGTTTCGCCTGCAATAGTGCAACTTTATGCTTACGGCTTTCAACTCGAAGCAGGTTCATACCCTACCTCATACATCCCTACAACATCAGCAACTGTAACACGCAACGCAGACGTTGTTTCAAAGACAGGTATTAGTAGCTTGATTGGACAGACGGAAGGAACATTTGTTTTTAAAGCAAATGTTGTTCAACCAATAGGTTTAGGAGTTCAATCTTTATTAAAAGCATCAAATGATTCAGAATCTCAATTATTTATTATTTCTTATGTAGCCAATGATGGTAAAGTGGCATTTGATTTTTACATTGGTAGTTCATACTCATTTACTTTAACATCTACATCTCCAATTTCAAAAGGAATTAATAATATTGGTATTGTATATAAAGCGGGAGCATATAAATTATATATAAATGGATCTCAAGTTGCTTCGAGCACAAACTCTAGCCCAATAACCAATACAATTTCCAAATTAAGTATGGGTTCGGGAGTAGCACCAATGTATTATGATTTTCTTAATGTTTGGAAAACAGCATTAACAGATGACCAACTAGAAGCCCTAACAGGCACTTCATTCAACACATATGCCGAGATGGCTTCATATTATAACTATACACTGCAATAATGGCGACACCAAGTTTACAATTAGGAAGTGGCAACTGGGCTGTTAAGTCAGACAGTCTATTGGGATACAAGACGATTGATAGCAAGTATTACCCAAGAGAGATGACATTTACTCGTGCTACCACAGGTACGCGCGTGAATGCAGCAGGACTTGTAGAGATTGTGCCTTATAACTTATTTAGTTACTCTGAGGATTTTACCAACGCTGCTTGGTTCACAACTGATGTAATTACTGTAAATACAACGACTGCTCCAAATGGTACATTAACTGCCGATACATTAACAATACCAAGCACAACAAATGCTCAATATTATTTAATTAGAAATTCTTTTTTTATAAATGTTGGCCAATACACTCAATCTTTTTATGTAAAAAAGAATACTTATGGCTATATAGCATTAGTAAGCACAATTAATGGTTCTTTGCAAACTTCTTATTTTGATATAAACACAGGTGTAGTAGGTACAACAACTTCGGGAACAACTTCAAGTATTACTGATGTAGGTAATGGCTGGTATAGAGTAAGTCAAACAGCAAATGAAACAACAGGTGCAAATAGAGTAATTGGTATTTACTTTGCCAATAGTCTTATGAACTCTATAAATGTTTCTCTTTCCTTGACTGATTCATTTTATGCATGGGGAGCGCAACTAGTAGAAGGAACTCAACCACTCACATACCTACCCACAACAGACCGTTTAGACATCCCTCGTATTGACTATTCAACAGGATCATCTGCTTTATTGCTTGAAACACAAAGAACTAATTTAGCTTTAAGAAGTGAGGATTTTAACAATGGAAGTTGGACAAAATCAGGTGCTACTGTAACTTCAGATTCTATTGTGTCTCCAAGCGGTATTCAAAACGCTGATACAATTACTCAGTCAGGTGGTACATTAAATATAAATCAAACAATAACTATATCTTCAGTAGGAAACTACACTTATACTGTATACCTTAAAAAAGGTAATTTTGATAGTTCTACATTGTTTAGGTTTGGTGCATTTCAAGGAGGTGACTTAGGTTATATTACATTTGACTTTAATACAAATACTACAAGTGTAATTAGTGGGACTATTATTTCTCATTCATCTACAAGTTTAGGGAATGGATGGTATCGCATTCAATACACAATAAACATACCTGCTATTGGAGCAGTATTGTTTTATAATGGAGGAGTTGGAGGAAGCATCGGAGTTGGAAATTTCTTTTATTCTTGGGGCGCACAACTTGAAGTAGGCCCATACCCTACCTCATACATACCAACTACAAGTGCATCAGTTACAAGGAATGCAGATACTTGCACTAAGACAGGTATTTCGTCTTTGATTGGTCAGACAGAGGGAACATTGTATTTTCAAGCTAAAGGTCTTGTTGATGATTCTACATACTCATTAATTAGCTTAAGTGACATTGGAGGAGCAAATAGAATATCAATTGGCTATGCTAATACAGCTACTAATTTATATTTTGAGTACAGAGTTAATAGTAGCTATTTAATAAATTTTAATATTGGATATATAGTAAAAACTGACAATAATAGAATAGCAGTTAAGTATAAGTTAGGAGAACAAGCAGTTTTTCTAAATGGAGTAAAAATATATTCAAATACTTTATCTAGCGCTTTCACTACAGCATTGGATAGATTTTCATTTGACTATAATGGTGGTGGATTTCCTTATTATGGAAAAGTAAAAGCTTTAGAAATTTATACAACATCATTAACTGATGCAGAGTGCATCGCATTAACAACGCTATGATAAAAAGTATTGGCATATATAAAATAACAAATCCGAAAGGCAGCATTTATGTAGGTCAATCTATGAATATTGAACGTAGGTTCCGAGGTTATAAAAAATTGACAAATTGCAAAGGACAAACAAAATTGTATAATTCACTTGTAAAATACGGAACTATTAACCATACTTACGAGGTCATTGAATTGTGTGAAGTACAAATGCTCAATGAACGTGAAAGATTTTGGCAAGAACACTTTAATTGTATAAAAGGCTTAAATTGTAATTACGTTTCAACTGAAACTAAAAAGCAAATACCATCAGATGAAGTGAGACAAAAAATGAGCAAGGCGGGTAAAGGTAAAAAGCAAAGTATTGAACACATTTCAAGTAGAGTCAATTCAAAAAAAGGATACAAGCATTCAGAAGAGACTAAACGTAAAATTGCAGAAAAACATAATAAGCTTTTGTTGGATTTTAGTACAGGAATATTTTATAAAAACTCCATAGAAGCAAGTGAAGCTTTAGGAATTAATATGTCTACTTTACAGGCTATGCTTGTTGGGAGATTAAATAATAAAACATCTTTAATATACGCATAATGACAGAAAAAATTTTTAAATTATCTTATTCAGACAAAGCTACAGCAGTAGCAGACTTAAAGGCTAAAGGGATTTTAGTTGAAAGCACATTCCAAGAAGAAACATTTTTGGTATACGGAGAAGGTGTGGCAGCGGTTGTAGAAATCGGCCTTATCATGCTTGAGCCACCTACATTTGATGAAGAAGGAAATGAGTTAACTCCTGCTGTATATGCTGACGGTTACCACTACGATGTAATGTCAGACAATGAATATGACTTCGGTGCTAATCTAGTAGAGCCTAAGAATCCTAAGCACGCATTTGCAGGTCACGCAATAACTGAAGAGTATCCATTAATTGGGGAGGAGTTTGAAAAAAATTAAAATTTATAATTAGTTACAAACAAACTAAAACGTATATTTATCTTTTCCTAAGACAACATGAAATTAAACGGCAAAATATCTACTATTCCTGCTAAGATCTATACTTGCGGTGCTCAACCAGTATCCGTAGAAAGTATTAGATTTAATAATCCTGTTGCTTATAACGTTACTCTTAGTAAATTTGATAAACAAACAAATCAAACTATTGAATTATATACCTTAAACCTTGATGCAGGAGATACAGTAACTGATACTTTCCCTTACCCATTAAGTGAAGGAGATAGTTTAATTGCTTCTGCAAGTGTAGCTAAGACTACATATTCATTAGTAATTAAATAATCTATATGCAAGTAGTTGATAAATACGGGAATACTTTTGGCCAAGGACATTTAGTAATTACTACTAAGTCGGGTAAATCTAAACTTCCTGTAGTTACGGTTGCTTGGGGAAACATCACAGGTGTCTTAGCAAACCAAACAGATTTACAGGATGCTTTAGATCTTAAAGTACCAAAATCTAGAACATTAACTATTAATGGAGTTACTCAAGATTTATCTGCTGATAGATCCTGGACAATTTCTACAGGTATCACTGTAAATACTACGCCCATTACAGGCGGCACTTCAGGCAGACTACTGTTTGATAACGCAGGCACAGTTGGGGAAACTAGCGGTGTAAGTTGGGATTCTACTACTGCTACCTTATCACTTTTTGATTCACCTTTTGTTAGTCAAGCAGGTAACCTATCTGCTAACACAAGTTTTAGTATCACAGGTACTGCAAGTTCAAACTATACTATTAGTTCTTCAAGACAGTTTATTTTTAATACTGGACAGTCAATGTATTTTAATACAGATACTGATGGAGGTAGTGCATTAGACAGAGCTTGGTATTTTGCAGGAGCTAGAACAGGAATGACAGGAGGCCGTACTTATGGAGCACTAACTGTAGATAGTAGCGGCTTTCCAAGTTTTACTTTATATAATAATGATAACGGCCCTAGAATATTACTAGCTTCTAATGCTACAAGTTATTTTAATGGTGGTAATTTATTAGTAGGTACTACTACAGACGCAGGATACAAACTAGATGTCAATGGTACAACTAGACTACAAAGAACATTAGACCTTGGATCAGTAGGGTATGCAGGAACTATAAATCTAAGAAGAGCTGGCGATGGCGGTATAACTTCTCAAATTACTCAAACTGATAATGTCACTGTAATTCATAATTATCAAGGTTCGGGAACAGAATTTAAAGTAGACAATGTAACTTATTTTCATGTAAGAGGTTTTGCTAACCAATATGCAGCTAGAGTAATGGGCAATCTTACTGCTGTATCAGGATTAAGTACTGCTTTACTAGTTAATAATACAATTAGTGCTAGTGCTAATAATGATGTATTAATAGGATTAGATGTTGCTCCAACTTTTAATAATGGAGCATTTACAGGAGTACAAAATTATGCTGCAAGATTTGGTGGAAACATAGTATTTCAACCAGGAGCAACAAGAACAATTTCAGTACTTAATCCAACATCATCAGGAAGTGGCAACCACTTAGTAATTCAATCAGGATCTGCTACGACATCAGGAAATGGAGGAGATATTTATTTAAATGTTGGTGGTGGAGCTGGTGGACCTGGACCTGGAAGAATTTATATAGGTAATAATAATGGATGGGATGTTGCATATGTAAGAGGATTATTAACTGTAAATAACTCTGGACCAAATACAGGTGTTGGTTTTCAAGTTAATTCTGGCGGTCAAACTGGATTATCAATATACTGGGATAATCTTACCCCATTCATGCAATATGGGTTAGTATCAGGTAGGCAATCAAGATTTGTAAACTCATCCTCTTATTCTTTTAGTACTAATCTAATTATTGGGGCTACAGTTAATGCTGGCTACATGCTAGATGTCAATGGTACAGCTAGAATACAAAATGCATTTACTATTGCTAGTTCAGTATTTAATGTTTTAAGTACTAGCTCATCTCTTTTCTTTGTAGATACAGGTTCTAATAATTATAGAATTGCAAACTTTATTGGGTATGGCGGATATCATCCTGGTTCGGGAACTAATAATACTGGAGATATTTTTTCTGTTGGAGCTAATCCATCATCTTCTGCTAACGGTACTTCATTTTTTAGATTAAATTATAATGGCGGTAATAGTAGTGGAATATATGGTTCATCGGGAAATAATGTATCTCTCGCTCAATTAAATGCTACTACTTTATCAAGATTGTATCTAACAGCACAAGGTTCAGGATTATTACTTCAAGGAGGAACAAGTGGTAATAGTATAATATCTACTGTAGCTGATGGTGATAATTTAAATTTAAGAAGTGAGAAAGGTACAGGCGGCGGAGGCGGAGGCATTAACTACTTGTCTTCAATAAATGGAAGTAATCACTCTCATAGATTTTTTCACAATAATGTTGAACAAATGCGCTTGCAATATAGCGGTAATTTACTTATTGGAACTACTACAGATGCTGGATTTAGGCTAGATGTAAATGGAACTGCAAGAGTAAACGGAGATTTAACGCTGACTAATAATTCGTCTTTATCTTGGGGTAACGGAAACTTTGTACAAGTAAACAATTCAAATCCTGATTGGAAATTTTATGTTCAATCATCTTTAATTCTCACATTAGGGCAAAGTCAAATTACTCTTGGTATTTCTGCAAACACAAGAGCATTTTTTCCAAGCTCAGATAATACTCATGATATAGGTCAGCAATTCGCAAGATATAGACACGGATGGTTAAGTGGTCAATTAAAGGTAGGAGATGCTACTGCGGTAAACACCTCCGCAAAAGTTCAAATAGATAGTACCACTCAAGGATTTCTTCCTCCAAGGATGACTAATACAGAAATGCTTGCTATCGGAACACCAGCAGAAGGTCTTGTAGTATATGATTTAACAAATAGAAAATTATGTTGTTACGACGGCGCAACGTGGCAACCTTTATTTTAAAATATTTAACAACCGAGTATAATTATTTTATACCTTTGAAACTATTAAAAGAAAAAAATGTTAAATTTTAGCACTAAACGTGGAGATACTTTTGATGAAGTTCTTTTTGAACTTGAAAAAGACGGTGTAGCTATTAATCTTACAGGTGCTACTATTCACATGCAATTACGTAAAGCTCCAGGAGGACCCGTATTTTTAAATTTAATTTCTACAGCTTCTGCGGGTATTACTATTACAGATGCTCTTGCTGGAAAGTTTAAAATTAATAGCGCAATTATTAATCTAGAAGCCAATGTATATCTTTATGATATAGAAATAACATTTCCATCAGGAGAAGTAAGAACTTGGATATCTGGGCAATTTACAGTATTAAATGATATTACACGATGAGCGAAAATATTGATATTAATGTTGCGATTATTAAAGAAGAAGTTTCTATTAATGCTGCTAATAACTTAATTCAAGTTAATATTAATACTGCGCCTATATCTATAATTAATCCTCAGAATTACGATTTATCACAATTTACAAATACAAGTTCTAATCCTTTTGTACAACAAAGTACTTTAGGAGGTTATGTACCATCATCTAGAATTATTAATATTAACGGTATAGCACAAGATTTAAGTTCTGATAGATCGTGGACAATACCTATTCCTTCTATTACAGGGTTAGTACCTTACATAGGAGCAACAGGAAATGTTAATTTAGGAGAATACGAATTAAAAGCTGGACAACTTACTTTAGATACGTCACCAACAGGAACTGCTGCTGTAGGAACAACAAGATGGAACGATAATATTGGAAGCTCAGAAACAACTCTTAAAGGTGGTAGCGTTATATTAAAAAATGGTGTTGATTTAGTTGCTAGAGTAGTCAATAAAGTAACTCCAAATACTACACTTACAAAAGCAAATTACCCTGTAGTAAGAGTAAGTGGGGCACAAGGACAAAGACTTGCTATAGCATACGCACAAGCAAATAATGACAACAATAGTGCTGATACACTTGGTTTAGTAATTGAAACGATTGCTACTAACCAAGAAGGTTTTATTATGACTGTTGGTCAATTAGAAGGAATTAATACAACAGGTAGTCTACAAGGAGAAACTTGGGTAGATGGTGACGTACTTTATTTAAGCCCTACTACTCCTGGAAGAGTAACCAACATTAAACCTACAGGTTTAACAGGTCACATTGTTGTGATAGGATATGTTGAGTATGCACATGCTAATAACGGCAAAATATACGTTAAGATTATGAATGGTTGGGAGCTTGATGAGCTTCACAACGTATA